TAACATTTATGGTTTTTTCCAACTCCTTAAAAACCATAGAAAAACTTTTTTGATTTGTAGCTTCTTCCATAACTATGGTTTTAAGTAATTATCGATAACTTCTTTGGTCATTTCAAAGCCCCAACTAAACATTGCCAAATATCCTTTTTTATTTAGCTTGTCTATACTTTTTTGTTGTTCTTGTAGATGGTCGTATTCGGACACCACAACTTTGGTTTTACCTATGGTAGTGGTCTTTGTTACCTTTTGGCTTTTGAGTTCGCCATTTTTTTTGAAGGGTGAGGTGGTTTTTAGCTCGATAAACAAACCACTATATCCCTTATTTGGCTCAAGGATTAAAAGGTCTGTACATCGAAACCCTTTTTTTTGAATTGCGGAATTTCTTCGGGCTTGACCCTTGCTTAATTTTAAGAAAGCAACAGTGTCGGACAGAAAATCCACATCGGGGTATTCGATGGAAATGTATCTTGCAATTTGTTTTTGTAATTCGTATTCAGCGTGTTTCATTGTTGTTGTTGATTGTTGTTGTTATATCCCATATTTCTTAGTGAATTCAGGATTTTTGAGAATCTTGCTCCCGACTAATTTTGCAAAATCATTGTCGGAAGGGTAATGTAAACCCAAATATACTCTACTATTGGCAATATCTTCAATAATTTCTTTACAAAATTTATAAACTTGTGGGTGTTTGTTGCCAATAACATTCAAAATAACGAATGCTTGTAATGTATGCCCAGAAGGTAAGGATGGAGAATCATCTGTGCTGCTTTTATAAGGAAATAGTTTAAGTTTGTATGCATAAGCCAATTGGTATGGTCTTGGTCTTTGAAAATGATACTTTAGTTTCGAAATCAAAGGCTTTAAATCTTTTGCTATTTCAGTACAATAGTTTTCTACATCAATATTTTCCTCCTTGAATATGCTTACGATTGTTTGTGATAGGTTTTTGTCATAAGCCTTATACCTTTTGAGATATTCCTGATTCTCTTCATCCGAAACCGCTGCAATGGAGTCTACAATTTCATTTAATTCATCCTTTGTCAATTCGGAATCATTAGAGGGTATTGGCTCGTTCTTTAATTCCATAAATACTGAATCCAAAAAAGATTCCTTGACAATTAAATCCAAGACCTCTTTATTGGGATTTCCGTATGCTAATGAATTTAATACATCCATAGTGTTGTTGAATTATTTAGCCGATAAACATGCTTGCATTTTCTCTTTTTCCCAAGCTGCCCAATCGAAGTTTGCTGATACTCGCATCAACATTCTTTCTTTTGCAATTTGGTCTTTGCAAGCATTAATTTTAGCATCATCCATAGGAACGATGGTTGGCTCGTTTTTTTTGTTTTTTGCTCTTAAAATTAAGGCAATGGCTACAACGCCAAGTCCGAGTAATAATAGATTTTCTGTTTTCATTTTTGATTCAGATTAGGTTGAAGGATTGGTCAATATTTTCTCAACCATCCCCTTCTTAATTAGTTCAATTCTTTCATAGCTTACTTTCCCATTTTTCAGGGTAGTTCCAAACCTTACACCCCAATCGCCACCGATTAAGAATTCAGAACTTCCATAAATTTGCAATAATTTACCGAAAGGTAATTTTAAGGTTGCAAATCCGTTATCATAGTCAACACTAACGATTTTCACGTTAGGTTGCCAAATGTTATTTATAAAAAAGGCATATCCTCCAGCAATAACAGTAATTGCTCCTACAACACTGGCGATTTTAATTATCGTTTGTGTTTGTTTGCTGAACTCAACTTTTGCTTTATCAAACAACATAGGGATAAACTTTATTGGCTTACGGTGTATTTTTTACCAAGTGCCTTTTTTACATTGTACTTTACTTCCTCGACATCATCCACTAAGTTTTCAAACTCATCCTTAGACGCAGCCTCTTCAAGTTTTTGAATAGCTTTTCTATGGTACATAATGCTGTACCATGCGCTTGCGAATATTAAGCCAAATGTAACTATTGTCAAGATAGAATAAGGCTTGTCGTTTGCCATTTTTTCAATGACATTTGTATCTCCACCGCCTTCAAAACTTGGAGCAGATTGGGCTACTGGAGCTGGACTTTGCGGTGCAGGTGTTGGAGTTGGAGTTTCTACTACGGGTGCTTGAACTTGTGCTTCCATTTTAAATGTTGTTTTTTTTGATTGATAATGCTATCAAAGCTAAACCTAACAATCCTCCCATAGAGGCATACGCTACTTTATGCTTTTGCATGTGTGCTACAAACTTCTTTTTTGTTTCGTTATTTGCTAAAATTGGCTTTGGCTTTCCTTTCGGTCTAATCACAACCTCTTCTAAGGTTTCAATATCTTCTTTCAAAGTTATTGTTTTACCATCCAAGTCTTTGGCAAGTATGGTTTGTGGTTTGTAACCAACATAGGAAATTTTTAATTCTGATTCAGGAACAATCACTTCATCGTTGATTTCATATTTTCCTTCATAATCAGAAGTAAAAACTTTTTGGGCTTTACCATTAACCATAACCGATAAATTTGCCAATGGCAAACTCTCCCCTTTTTCATCGATTATTTTAGCGGATAACTTCATGATTTACTTGTAGCCGTTTAGTCTTTTTATGGTGTAGTAATTAACAATAGCCCCTAAAGTAAAAGACACAATTCCTACTACCACAAAAACAGTGGAAAGATGAGTGTGAAATTTACCATTCTTAATGTTCTCGTTATTTATGTTGTTTTGCTCTTGCATTTTTATTTTTTTAAAACAAATTTCCTATATGCTAAATAACCAGCCACAATTAAAGCTACTCCCAAAATTAATTGATTTTTGTAGGTTTTCACGGCTAATGAAAAACTTCCGTCATTTAACCATTCTTTTGGCAATTTTGAAAGCATTACGCTTTTAACTTCCCAAACACGTAACTTACCATCCTTAACCTTTCTAAAGGCAGGGTTTTGGTCGTATATTTTTTGAGCAGTTAATCCACCTCCTTGAATAATCCAATCGTCAGGCTTTCCAATAGCCAATGGAAAGAAAATTGCGAAATACGTGTCAATGTAGTTATTAATCTTTCCAGTGTATTGCTTCAGGTATTCATAAACCAAATCTAATTGCTCTACTGCGGTCATTTTGCTAATTTGGTCAAGAGTATATCTTTTTCCACGAATGGTTTTGTATTTCAATCCTTTTGCATCTGGGCAAAACTGAATCAATCCTACACAACCAATTTGGTTTTTTTCAGAGGGCGAAAATGTCCTTGCAGATTCAAAGTACATAATTGCCATCAACCAATTAGGGTCGATTTTTAACTTTTCGCTTATCTCCTTGACCTTAGCTATAAAATCAGCACGATAGCTTTGAGGAACGCTTGTTTCGTAAATTAATGCCATCACCATAAAATTTTATCGGCATACCAACCGTTTGAACCCACTTTATGTCGGTCACTATTGTGGCGTTGCTTGTATAGCTTACGCCTTTTATTAGCATGTCCTTTTTCATAATACCCCTTTTTCTCTTTCTCCAAATATGTTGGATAATCATTCATGCCTCTTGCCCCAATAGACGCTACTTTTTTGCCGTTTTTGAACACATCGATTTTCTTCAATGGATTAGTTGAGGGTTTGATTTCAACCCCCAACTTTTTTGCTTTATCGTAGCTATATGGCAAGATTTTGTAAGGCATACTTACGAACTTGCGAATTGCTTTACTGTTTGTCTACAAGTGTCGCTTCGTCGACAATTTCCTTGTTGAGCAAAATAACCTACTCCATCAGAACCTTCGCAAATACGACACGGCACTTTTGTTGTTCTTGTTCCATCAGCGGAATAAAATCCATCGGAATTTTTTCGAGGTTTATTGAACATAAAATATCCAACGGCAGCAACGGCTGCTAATCCTCCTACTAACAATAATGTTTTTTTAGTGTTCATTTTTTTTTAATTTAGATTCAACATTTTGAATCATTATGCCATGCGTGTTGTTGATTGAGTTTATTTTCTGACTTCCTTATACCATAAGTCTAAGAATCCATTAACGCCAAGCATTTTTAATAAATATGCTTTTGGCTCTTTGCCAAGACCTTTTCGGTTTAAAAGCTGTTCCGTGGTAGTCAATCCTCGCATTTTGGCTCTTGCTCCATAAAACCCTGAGTTATATGCGACCATTGTTTTATTTAGTGGTGCTACCCCTTCTTGTGCAAACGCTTCAAGCATCCATCTAACTATTGCACAGC